GGCACACCGGCGGCCTGCGGCCGCATAGCTTGGCGCTCCGCGCCTTGCTCGCTTCGCTCGCTCGATAGTGGTACCAGACCGATTTGAGAATTTGAACTTTTTTAAAATGATGATATACATATACACAAAAAGGGATCCTAATAGTTTAGGTTTATACAAGGATTTATAAATTTATAACCCTAAAATACTTTTGGATTTCTAAAACATATCTGAAAAAATTTTGCAAAAATTTTTTTCGAATGCACTTATGGAAACAGAAGAATTAATAAAAATACCTATGGAGAACATATACAAAAATATTGTTCCAAATGTTTATGTGCTTCATTCAACAGGCGGATATCATTATTTTAGTCAATGTAGTTTAAATAAAAATATTAAAGATATATACAGACAAAACATATGGCCATGGATAGAAACATTAGATAATAAAATTAGTGTTGATAAAAAAACTAGATTTGCCAGACCAACTTCTAGAGATCCTTATCCAAAATTAAATCTTAGAGTTAATGGAACTAAAATTAATCATAAAAGTAGTTCAGCTTATCCAATAAAAACTTTTTATATGCATTTATTAGTAGCAAAAGGATTTATAAAAAATAAAAACAATTTACCCGTAGTAGATCATAAAAATTCTATAACTTGTGATTATAGAATAGATAATTTAAGATGGAGCACTTATTCACAAAATAATTCTAATAAGAGACCTAGAATAGGTCCAGATAAAATGTATGATATACAAGAATATAGAAAATCTGTGTAATTATGGATATAGAGAAATTAAAAAAATTTGATAAGTTACCACCTGATGTAAAAAGGCAATTAGCTCTTTACATGGCTAAATGGAAAGAAAAGAAAAAACAAAAAGATATTAAAAATGATTTTATGGCTTTTGTTAAACATGTATGGCCAGATTTTGTAGAAGGTAAACACCACAAAGAAGTTGCAGAAAAATTTAATGATATTGCAACTGGTAAAACAAAACGTGTTATTATTAACATGGCACCTAGACATACTAAATCTGAATTTGCCAGTTATCTATTACCTGCATGGATGGTAGGTCGTAATCCAAAATTAAAAATTATTCAATCAACTAACACAACTGAACTCTCTGTACGATTTGGTCGTAAAGCAAAAGCGTTAATGGATACTCCAGAATACAAAGAAGTATTTGCGACAAGACTCAAAGAAGATTCTCAAGCTGCTGGTAAATGGGAAACACAACAAGGTGGTGAATATTATGCTGCTGGTGTTGGATCTGCAATTACTGGACGGGGTGCTGATTTATTAATTATTGATGACCCACATACTGAACAAGATGCAATGAATGCACAAGCTCTTGAGAGAACTTATGAATGGTATACATCAGGACCTAGACAACGTCTTCAACCTGGTGGAACAATTATTATTGTAATGACAAGATGGAATGAAAAAGATCTTGCAGGTCGTTTAATCAAAGCACAAAAAGAACCTAAAGCAGATCAATGGGAAGTAATTGAGTTTCCTGCTATCTTACCAAGTGGTCAACCCTTGTGGCCGGAATATTGGAATCTAAAAGATCTTGAATCAGTTAGAGCTTCTATTCCATTATCAAAATGGAATGCACAGTACATGCAAAATCCAACTGGTGATGAAGGTGCATTAATAAAACGTGAATGGTGGAAAAATTGGGAACATGAAAATCTTCCTGCATTAGAACACGTTATACAATCTTACGATACTGCATTTATGAAAAAAGAAACTGCTGACTATTCTGCTATTACTACTTGGGGTGTATTTCATCCTAATGAAGATAGTGGTCCATGTTTAATGTTGGTTGATGCAATAAAAGGAAGATATGAATTTCCAGAATTAAAACGTATTGCATTAGAACAGTACGGCTACTGGCAACCGGAAACTGTAATCATAGAAGGTAAAGCATCTGGACTTCCATTAACTTATGAGTTGCGTAAGTCTGGAATTCCTGTTATAAATTTTACACCCTCAAAAGGTAATGATAAACATACGAGGGTTAACAGTGTCTCTCCACTGTTTGAATCAGGGAGAATATGGGCGCCCACAGAAATGGAATTCGCACGAGAAGTCATTGAAGAATGTGCAGCATTTCCATATGGAGATCACGATGACTTGGTCGATTCTATGACCCAAGCTGTTATGAGGTTTAGACAAGGGGGTTTAATTGAACACCCTGAAGATTACGAAGATGAACCTTTACAACGAACTAATAAGGTGTATTATTAATTATGGCTATGCGAGAAAATGACATAATAGATACTGAAGATTATATGGAAATGGGTGGAATCAAATCCTTAGATGTAGGAGCTCCATCAATTAAAATGGCATCAGAAACTCCAGGTGAAGAATTTGATCTTGAAATAATGATGATGCTTAAAGAATTTGAAGACGCAAAGAAAAATGGTTTCAAAGGTTCACTAGAAGATTTTTCAAAATATTATTTCTCTAAAAAACAAATGCAAAATGAAGATAGACAAATGGCAATGTATGGTGGCCGAATGCAATACAAAGATGCAGGCAGAGCATATGAAGAAGTAATTGATAAAAATGCTGAAGAAGAATATTACAAAGCTAAAGCTGAACAACTAGATAGAAAATATAATCCACAAAATTATCCAGAGTCTGAGAGAAATCTTTCTGTAGAACAAATTAAAAAAATGCTAAAGAAGCAAGAAGAAGAAAAAATTAAGAAAGCTAAAGGCGGCATTGCAGGAGTTCTGTAATGGCCGAGATTACTCCAAAACAAAAACCATACACCGAAGAAAAATTTAAACAAGACGCTGATAGATTTATTAAAGGCTATCTTGGTGGATTTGATCAAGGTGAGATGAATAATTTATTAAAAAATTCTGTAGACAAAATAGAAGCTTCAGGAGTAATGAGTAGTGATGAAGCAAAAGATTTCATAAAAGAAAGAGCATCTTATTTAAAAGATTTTATAAAAGACAATCCAGGTGAAACCCTTCCACAATTAAAAGAAGAGAGTAAAAAAACCGGAGATCCATTTTTAGATAAATTAATGTTTTTACCAAACACGTTAGACAAAGTAGCAGAAAAAATAGCTCCTATGTTGGGATACGCTGATGGTGGACGAATTGGTTTTTTAAAAGGTGGTGATACTAAATACAATGCAATGGTATTTAGAATGTATACAGAAGCTGGTGGTCAAGAAGGAACTGGTATGGATATAGATTCTTTTGCTGAAAAGTATTTTCCTAAAATGGCTCAAGGTGGCAGAATAGGTTTTCAAGAAGGCTCCCTGGACCCGGATACATTGGCTCTTAGTGAAAGAGTTAAAGAAATCATGGATGCAGGAGACGTTGATTTTGGTATAGCATTTAAACAAGCACTAAGAGAGTTAATAGCAGAGTCTAAAGATTAATGGTTAAAAGGCTAACTACAACAGTGCCTCCGGAATCAGGGCCCCAGAGTCAAGGCTTGAATATTTCGTATAATACTGTTAAAGAAGTAAAACTTACGGAGAAAATAAATGGCAGAAGACAATATAGACAAGGCACTTCCAAACGAGCCTCGAAAAGAATTTGAAGTACCTGGTGAACAAGAAATTCAAGAACAGATAGTTGAAGAAGTTCAAGAAGCTCAAGAGTCTCCAGATGATGTCGAAGTACAAGAGAACGAAGATGGTTCTGTTGATATTAATTTAGATCCTTCAGCTGCAACACCTGAAGGTGGTGATGAACATTACGCAAACTTAGCAGAATTTTTACCAGACAATGTTTTAGGCGCATTAGCTTCAGACTTAAATGGTAAGTACATGGACTATTCTTCATCAAGAAAAGAATGGGAAAAAACTTATACAACCGGTTTAGATTTATTAGGTTTTAAATACGATAATAGAACAGAACCTTTTTCAGGCGCATCAGGTGCAACGCATCCTGTACTTGCTGAAGCGGTTACACAGTTTCAAGCTTTAGCTTATAAAGAATTACTTCCAGCAGATGGACCCGTTCGAACACAAATTTTAGGAATACCCACTCCAGAAAAAACACAACAAGCTGAACGTGTAAAAGATTTCATGAATTATGAAATCATGGAAAAAATGAAAGAGTATGAACCGGAGTTTGATCAAATGTTGTTCAATCTACCTTTAGCAGGTTCTGCTTTTAAAAAGGTATATTATGATGAAATGGAACAAAGAGCTGTTTCTAAATTTGTACCAGCAGATGATTTAATTGTTCCGTACACAGCTACCTCATTAGATGATGCGGAAGCAATTATTCATCGTGTAAAAATTTCAGAAAACGAATTAAGAAAACAACAGGTTGCAGGTTTCTATAGAGATGTTGAACTTGGAAAACCTCAAGACAATGAAACAGATATTGAGAAAAAAGAAAGAGAACTCGAAGGAGTTTCTAAAACAAAAGATGAAGATGTATTTACTTTATTAGAGTGTCATGTGGATTTAGACATTGAAGGTTTTGAACATGTTGACCCACAGACTGGTGAGCCGTCAGGAATTAAAATTCCATACATTGTAACTTTAGAAGAAGGATCAAGAGAAATATTAGCGATCAGAAGAAACTATGAAATCGGAGATCCAAAAAGAAGTAAGATACAATATTTTGTTCATTTCAAATTTTTACCAGGTTTAGGTTTTTATGGTTTTGGTTTAATTCATATGATTGGTGGATTGTCACGTACTGCAACATCTGCATTAAGACAATTACTCGATGCAGGAACTTTATCAAATTTACCTGCAGGATTTAAAATGCGTGGTATTCGAATTAGAGATGATGCACAATCTATTCAACCTGGTGAGTTTAGAGATGTAGATGCACCTGGTGGAAATTTAAGAGATTCATTTATGATGCTTCCGTTTAAAGAACCTTCTCAAACATTATTAAGTTTGATGGGTGTTGTGGTTCAAGCAGGT